AGCAATGACATATCCCTCGACAACAACATCATACCGGGGCCAGTCAAGAGCCTGGTCTTCATCAACCTTGACCCCCTGCCATCTGGAGCGATATGCCTGCCGCATAAAGTCTGTGCCTTTGCGGAGGCATTGCTCTCGGATAGTATCAGTTGCCAGAGCAGCCCATGCCGCATTGCCTCGCGCCGCGTGATATGCGGTGGCATCGGCAACTGAGGTTAAACTTTCTGCGCCAGGTACGATTGTCCCATCCTCGACGATCAATGACATACTCTACTCCTTAATATGCGTTATGCTTTGAGCATCCCCGCCGCCAGGCAATTTTGCCAATCGAATGGCCAATCCACTCGCGCCGGAGGCTGCGACTATTGACAAAACCTGCCTGGCGGCGAGATGTAATGTCTGCTTTTCATTCACATTCATTGTTTTCTGCTCCTTCTAATTTGCTTAATTGGTTTTATAGGTGGATCCCCGGGATCAACCTGAATACCGGAACCAGGTTCGCCCTCCATTTCGCATACTTCTGCTTCAAAGTATTCTTCTTCACCCGGTTTCATTTGATCCCGGTATGTCGTGTAATATCCGGCATGTGTAGGATTGTCGGATTTGACCCTCACAAGTTCACGCATTTGTCCGTTTATATTGATAAATGTCCCCATAATTGCCCCCATTGTAAGGCAATGGACGGCCATGTTTCAGGCCGCCCGTCGCGTTAATTAACCAGCTAAAATCGCTAAATGTTCCGCTTTTGTGACGGCCACGCCCCAGGCAACCGCTATTTCGTAGCGGACTTGTCTGTATTGCAGATACTTGGATACTTCAAAGCTAAGGCCGCTACGGGGATCGGTAATCGTGGTGCGGTCAACGCCCATGTCGCCGCCTTCGGGGAGCGCAGGCATACGAGTAGCCAGAACGATGGCCGAACGCGCGAATGCCATATTGCGGTTCGACTTTTTGTAAACCGAGATGGCCGGAGAAGCAGATCCGGCAATCGCTACACGCAGGCCGGGTTCAGCAATAACGATGGTCGCGCCGGATACAGCCGCTGCACCAGTTTTTACAACATAATAATTCGTATCACCGGCAATAAGAAGAAGATCACCGGCAACGATGGTGCCCGTGCCGATGGCGGCCAGCGTAATTGACGTGTCGCCGACTGCATAAGCTGACGTGTCCACCGTCGCATTGGCTTCTGTGCCTATCGCCGGTTCTTTAATCTGCGCGGACTCTCGAATTTGAAAACCGGCTGCATTGATAAGAACGCCCTGTGTCGCCATGTCCTGCGCGGACGGGACGACGGTAAGAATGGTCGCCTGCGAACGCAAGGCCGCGCCTTCGGTAGTGCCCACAACCAATTTGAGTTCAGATGTCGGTGCGCCATTGTCCACCAAAACTTTGCGGATGTAGGCGGCATCGGCCAGGTTGGTTTTGAAGATGGAAGTGTCATTCGGTGCTACCGCCCGCGACGCGGACAGATACAAGCCTGCCAAGTCTGCCTCGATCTCGTTGCACAGCGTTCTCATGCCCTGTGCAAACTGATCTCGCATCAGGGTGCGAACGCCAATACCGCCGGCGCTGTTCATCTGCATGGATTCCTCGCCCTGCCAACGGACAGGCGTATAGCGCGATTTAGTAATGGCAAGCGATATGTTGCCAATGGTCTGTTGCCCATCATCGGGCGGGGTTGTGTTGGCGGCCACATCTCCGGCAGTAGCAGCCGGCGCTACGGGGCTGCGAACAGTCTGGCCGATAGCCGCGCGTGCAAGCTGGCTGTCTCTGGTTACGGAGGGGATTAAACCCACCAGTTCTCTCGACACAACGTCAAGAGCCTCGTACAAAGTCGGAATAAGATTTGTTAAAGTGTTCGGTGTTGATGGCATGATATTTTCTCCTTTTTTAAAGTGTATTTTAAACAAAAAAAAGCCGAACCCTTAAGGTCATGTAACCCTTTGGGTTCGGCTTTGCCGTTAAGATCGGTGCGCCTTGCGTCCGACCACTATCTCATATTTTTAAAAGAACGAACTGTTTATACTGTGTCTGTCACATTGCCGCCTTCGGCAATAAATTTGACCTTAGCGATGGCATCAAGACCGTCGAAGGACGTTCTGGTCAATGTTTTCGCCCCGGCACCTGTTGCACCGCCTCCCGTTGCCCCTCCGCCGGTGTTCTGCTGAGCTGCCACGAAATACTTGCCTTCCTCGCTCTTTGCCCACTCGCTAACATAATCAGCAAGAGGCTTGTCGTCTACTTTGGCAATCCGGTTATCACCATCAGTGACCAACTGGACTTGCCCGGACAGCATGGCTTTCGCGGCACGTAAATGAACGGGGTTCGTCACGCCTGATTTCGTTAAGGTATCAGTAAGACCGTTATCAACAAGAAGCTTGTGAGTAAGCTGTGATTCGCTCTCATAGGATTTCTTGACTTTTTCAGCCTCGGATGTCGCCGCCTTCAATGCCTTTGTCGCCTCTGCAAGTTTTGCCTGCGTGCCTTCAAGCTCCGATTGCAATGCGGCATGTTCGGCGGGATCCACAATCGAATCTTTTTGTGCCTTCTTAAGTTTCGCAAGCAGTTCGACATTCTTGGCCTTCAGCCCTTCTGTCGCTTCTGCAACAGCAGATTCAACCGCCGCCTTAATTGCCGCTTGTACCTCTGCATCTTTTAAATCTACTGCCATTTCTACCTCCTCCTGTGGGGCTTAACCCCGTTACGGATGACCTTACCATCCTTTGTTGTTAATTGTGAACGCTAAAAAACAGTTTGTCAAGATAAATTTTTAGCGCCCCTACAGTTTTTTCAATTCTTTGAGCGATAGTTCTCGCCCAGTGCCGTCCAAAAGTTGTGAAAGCGAAAGCTTGCCATCCCTCCAAAGTTGCGCCCTGCCCTTGCCCAGCATTTCGTCCTGGTATTCTTTGTTGTGCATCTTCAAGAATTTGTCAAACGTGGTCTTGCGGTCAATCGGCCCCAGGTCGGACGCCCGCTCTCCGGTGTCCGGCAGTTCAGGCAGTTTTATGCCGAGTTCTTTAAAACTTTTTGTTTTAACCGTAGGTGTGCATCGGTCGTTAAAGTGCAACTTCCCAGGGCCTGCGCCCCACGGGATTGAATGGCCTATCGGCGCGAAAGTCATCAAGTCATATTCTTTTGAATCCCTTATCCCACATGCAGGACAACACTTTCCGTCTAAAGTTGCCAGCCAAACGAGCGACTTGATAACATCCGCATTTGCTTGATATGTTGCAATACGCGAATCAGTAGATACAGACATGACAGAGGTATGCACAAGCGCAAACGAGTTCTTCTGTGAAACTTCAAAAATACCGGGTATGCCGAGCTTTTTAGAGCCTGCAATCCGCCGAACGATCTGCTGCATTGTCTCGCCCTGCGCAATCCCTTGTCGAACCTGAGCAGCGAACTTGAAGGCCATGTCGTCGCTCTGCTTTTTCCACCATTCGGCGGATGGCGCGCCCTCAATAAGCGAATTGCTTACCAGAGACTTCATAACAGCGGCGGTCGGTAGGGACGCCTCCAGTCCTACGGCGACAAGTGGCTTGATCGTGGCTGCGGCTTCAACCTCCGCCAAACCGTCAAGGTCGAGCGTGGTCTGAATACCATTATAACCCTGCTTGATGATGGCATTGCATTCTACAAGCAATTTATTGAGTCGCCCCCGCGAGAACTCAGTCACATCCCCAGCCCGGAGCTTCGCCACCAACTCCTTCCGCATGTCCACTAGGACGGCTAGGACTTTCTTCTTCTCGCCGGCAGAAAAACGCTGCAAATACAACGAATGCACCAGTGCTTTGTCCGCCAGGTAATTGTCAAGGTTTTGCGCCATTTAAAGCCTCTTAATTTCGATGCCGGAGAATGCCGTTTTCATTCTTTCTAAGCAAACTGCCACGTACTGAGGTGAAATTTCTATCCCCCTGCATTTACGGTTCAGATTTTGACAGGCAACCATCGTAGTGCCCGAACCGAGGAAGGGATCATATACGGATTCACTGATAGCAGAGTTGTTTCTAATTGGTCTTGCCATGCACTCAATTGGTTTTTGTGTTGAATGCCCTGTTTCAGATTTTAAAGGTTTATCTATTTCCCACAGAGAGGTCTCGCTTCGACTCCCTTGCCAATTATGATTTTTCCCTTTACGAACAGCATACCAACACGGCTCATGTTTGTAGTGATAATCACCTCTGCTGATCACAAAATTATTCTTTGCCCATATACATTGGCTAATAATATCAAACCCAGCATCCTCGATGTTTTGACTTACTTCTTTGGCACTGCGGTCGCAGTGCCAAACGTAGG